AAATAGTTTTAAGAAAAGAAATAATAAATTAAATACTCAAAAAGGTGGTATATATATTTTCCCAAAAGCAAGAAAAGCAGCAAAAGCAGCAAAAGAAGCAGCAATAAAAGCAAAAGAAGCACAAAATTTAGAGAAAGAGAGCCAAAAGATTGAAGAAAATATAAAACTATTTGGCAAAAATAATGAAAAATTATTTGATAAATATAAATTTACTTTATCTAAATCTAATAATAATAATAATGATAATATAGTAAAGACTTTAAATAGTAATAAATTTAGTAAAATCGTAATAAATAATAACAATATAGAAGCCATACTATTAGATGAATATTTATACGAAGAATTTAAAGCGATATTAGATTTTGATGATAACGAGTTTCATATGCAAATAAAATTTATAGAAGATTTAATACAGATTATAACAAAAAAAAACGCATCAAATAATCAAATTCTTCAGCAATTAAAAAAAGAAAACTTATTACTTGAAAAAGAAATGGAAAACAAATTTGGAAACAAAGTAAAAGAAGATATTAAAAACAAACATAATAACGAAAATAATATAGAAACCCAAGTACATATATTTTGTAAATTACAAACTGTTTTTGATAGAGAATGTAATGCTATATTTGAAACAATACTAAAAATAAAATATTATACACAATTAAATAATTTATATAAAGAAAAAATAGAGGGATATAAAAAATACTCCAAGGCTAATCACAATTTTTTTAAGAATCAAAATAATAAAAAACAACAAAGAGAAAAACAAATAGAACTAGCACAAGAACAACAACAAAAAGAAAAAAATAAAGAAATTTTAAAAAAATATTTTTATAATAAATCAGAAATACAAAAAAATTATAATGGTAAACATTTAAATAAAAGAATACATATTCTTACCAAGAAAAAAATAAATAATGTAGAAACAAAGAATACAAATAATACAAAAGTAAATAATACTGTAAATAGTTTATTTAAACAAGGTAATATGTCTTATATTCAACCCGAAATGCTAACTTTATTAAAAAATACTTTTACATCAAAACGTGAATTATTAACGTTTTTAAGAGATTTAAAAAAAGAACAAAATAATAAAAATAACGAAAATCCATATGTAATAATGACTAATAATAATAAAAAACAAGTATTAATAGAATATTTTAGAAATAATAGAATTGATAGAATAAATAAAGAATTGTTAGAAATAATAAAGAAAGACAGACATAGTTATACTGTAAATCAAGCAATACATTTAATATTTTGTAATTTTACTAAAAATCCACCCTGTAAAATAAATGAAAATAAACAAACTGAATTAAAAGACTATGCCAATGGTAATATTAACACTTTATTAAAGTTTATAGACGAATTATTAAAATTAGATAATGAAAATGTATATGAAAATATGAGTAATTTAATACCTGTTAATTTAAATAAAAACCGTGATGAATTAACAACATATTTTTTAGCAGATTTTAGTAATTATGAAAATGATAAAAATATAAATAAAATAAATATAGATTTTTTTAAAAAAATAAAAACATTTGTGGAATCTAATTATAATAGTTTAACTACATCTCAAGGTCCTTATGAAATAGATAATTATTCTACAATAAATAATAATAATAGCAACAAATACACTTTTGACGAAATTGTTAATAGTTTATTTAGTTGTAATACAATCAGAACACTAATGGAATGTGAAATAGATATAGATATGATAAAAAAATTAAAAGAATATACAAAAAATATTAAGACATTAGTAGAATTTTTAAGTAAATTATTAGAAGATGCAGGTATAAATACAAATGAATACGCATCTTTTGATGAAATATCAGCAATACCGGAAGAAAATCTATATACATCTTATAATTCTAAAATTAATTCTACATATCAAAATTATCTTACTGTGCCTTCGAGAAATAGTAATCCTTTTGTAGTTAATAATGATTATGCCCATCTATCAACCTTTCAAAAAAAAGGTAATAAAAATAAAAATACTACATATTCACAATTAAATAGAGGTACTATAACTACCAGACCTAAGTCTACTAATAATGATTTAGTACCAATATTTAATTTAACTGAACAAAACCCCCACGGTAAGCCCACCTCCCGTCGTTCCAAAGCCATACCCCGCACTAGCACCCTCACCCGTAAGCGTGCCCCATTATCCTTCATTGGCTCTCCCTAAAATCCCAATTTAATTTATTTTTTAAATATTTTTAACATTTTAATAAAAAAAAAATCTAATACTATAAATAGATAATAGTTATAATAAATTTTTTTTAAAATGGCTGTTATAAAAACGAAAACTAAATTTACTAAATCTAAATTTACTAAAAATAAATATTCTACTAAAAAGAAAAATGTTTCTAGAATGACAAAGAAAATGAATGTTATGAAAGGGGGTAGTAAGGGGAAGCCTCTTGGGAGTATGAGGAGTGGGAGTATGAGTGGGAGTATGAGTAGAAGGCGTGGGAGTATGCAACAAATTCCAACCCCAGTGCCACCCCCAGTGCCACCAAAAATAAACCCCTCTTCTTTATATACTGTTCCTAATAAAAAGAAATCAGTGACAAATACTTTTAAGTCTAATCCTAATCCTAATCCTAATCCTAATCCTAATCCTAATCCTAATCCTAAATACGTAAATATTGCTCCTAATAAACCTATAATTAATAACAATATTGTTAAAAAGTATTTTTTAGGTGAAGGTAAAAAATTAAATACAGGAAGTAGATTTGCTAGAATAAAAATTGATAACCTAAAAACAAATTTACAAAAAACAACAAATTTAGCAGAAAAGAAAAGAATAATATTTAATACTTTACGTGGAAAATATGAACCAGCCATTGTAAAATATGCAATTGACAATCCTAAAATGTTTATAAATCTATTAGAAAAGGAGGCTACATTCCAGCATCAAATGGAAGGAATTTATGTAGATCCAACAACCTTGAATTTCTAAACAAGTAATAATACTATCTTTAATTAATTAAAAAAATATGTAGGTAAAAGAGCACTGAGCACTGAGCACTGAGCACTACTAACTAATTTTTAATTCATTTTTAACATTTTAACATTTTAACATTTTAACATTTTAAAAATAAAAAAAATATAAAAATCAAACAAAATTAATTATTTATTGAGTTAAAAGACTGCCTTTACCGCTCCAAAAGTCTTCATTGGTAGATTTTTTCATATATGCTTTATTACAACGAACGGCATAATCATAATCACGGACAATTAAGCGTGTATCGGAACCACCACGTCTCCAACTAGGGGCAACAGATTCTTGAACAATATGGTCGACATTTTGAACATTGTGTGAAAGATGGTCGATTAAAGGGGTATATTGTTGAGGGATAGTAATACCAGAAAGGGTATTGCTACTTCTTTTAATTTTAGTATCTTCGGCAAATTTAAGTTCGCTTTCTTCGTCGGCTTTTAAGTTTCCACGTCCCATATAAGGAACGGTTTTGTAAGGACGTTCGAATAATTGTTGATTACATTTGGGGTATTTTTTATGTAATCCAATACGTAATTTACTACCATCATCGACAACACAGGGGTTTTCAGTTCCAACACCGTTTTTAAAGGGCATAGAAACATTGTCGGTGGCGTGCTTAACAGTCTCGGGGATAAGACATTCACAATCATAAAGATTGGTGACGCTGTAATTACCTGGACCAATGGATTGACGAGTATCAATATCTACAAAACATTTATCATCGTGAGACATGGCTTTGTAATTAATATTGAACTTTTTAGAGCCATCACGGTTAATACAATTGCGTTGTTGGTTAAGCATAGCATTCTTATTATCAAAGTTTAATTCATTAGAACTCATTTTAAATTTATTATTATTATAATAATTATATTATATTATATATATATTATATTTATTAAATATTTTTTATTTTTATTTTTAATTTAATTTAATTAAATAAATATAATTATTTTAATTAAATATAATTTGTATTTGTATATTTGTATTTAATAGATAAATGTTAAAGTATTTAAATATAAAACAACTAGTATATAAATACGTATAATATAGTTATAATATTTCGTAATTAATATTAATTATTTAATTAAATTTAAAATAAAAATTAAATAAACTATATAAATATTAAAATATAAATAAAATAAATAAAATAAATTATATAAAATGTCAAAACCAAATCTCCCAACGTGTAAATTAGATGATGAAAGTTGTAATACATTATTTACATCTGTTATTGAAAAATTAAAAATAGAAAATCCAACTTTTTTTTATCCTATTTATAAAAAATTAGTTGATGAAAATGCAACATCTGAAGAATTAAAAAATTTAGTATTAGATAGTAAATATAAATGTAAAGAAATTATAGAAAAAATTATAGATAGTGATGATGATGATGTTTTTTCAACAGATGAAGAAGATATAGAAACAGATGACGAACTATTAAATGAAGAAACGATGTCTAATAAATCAGATAATCAAAATGATAATCAAAGTGATACTAATAGCATTAAAAGTAATGAAGAAGATAATGAAACACAAAATGAAACACAAAATGAAATACAAAATGAAACTATATTAGACAAAGAAGTAAAAGATACACCAATTGAAGATGATGAGAATAATGAAGAAGATTATATAGATGCTTATGATAATTATGATGATAAAGAAGTTGAAGAGGCAATTAATAATACTTATTTAGCAACTGCTATTATTGAAAGAATGAATAAATCAACTAATGAAAAAACCCAAAGAGAAGAAGTAATACATATTAAAAAAACGGCTTTACTTGACCCATTAAAAGTGATGCAGGACGAGTATGTTATTCCTGGTAGATTACAAAATAAAACTATGAATGACGAAGCCTTGAAAAATACAACTAGTAAATTAAATTCATATAACAATTGTGGTCATGTTGAATCCTTATTTTTATATCTTGGAAATAAATTAGTTGAAACAGGTAAATGTCCTTCATTTCCTTATTATTATGGTTGTATAAATGGCGAAGACCCTAATTATCATCATAATATTACAGATGAATATGAAACTGTCTCTAGAACCAAATGGTTTAAAGACCGTGTTAAAAATGATTTTGATTTACTTATTATTGAGGATAATGATGATATTGAAGATGATGAAAACCAAAGTCGTAAAATTAGAAGACCATCTAGTTGTATAAGTGATAACGATGAGAGTGATAATGAAAGTGATTTTAAGTTTAGTGACGACGACGAAGATGACGATGATGACGACGATAAAACTAAATTTAGTATAGATGATGAACCTGAAGAACCTGAAGAAAAGAAAACAATTGATGTTTCAGCGGATAGTGTTATAGATGCGATTGATACTCAACTCGACACTATTAATAAAACTATTGAAGAAACTGAACTAAGCAATAATGAAGAAAATCAAGATGAAATACTACCAAAAATAGTTGATGTATCTTTTATAAAAGGTATTGATGATGAAGATTTTGAATTTTCTATTGATATTAATGATAATGATAATGATAATAATAATGATAATGATACTACTCTAGAAGGTGGCAATGTAAAAGAAGAAGATCAAACTGAAGACAAAACTGAAGACAAAACTGAAGACCAATCCGAAGACCAATCCGAAAACAATAGTGATATTGAAGATTTTATTGAAGAATTAAGTGATATTGATGAAGATAATTTATCAATAACAGATTTTGAAGATAAACCAGGAAGTCTTTATTATGTTAAATGTGAAAAAATGCCAGTTAGTTTATCATTAATGGAAAAATTAGATGATACACTTGATAATATGTTAGACAATGATTATTCTATGAGTGAAACTGAATGGTTTGGTATGTTTTTTCAAGTAGCCTTTGGTTTAGCAGTAGCACAAAAATACTTTAATTTTGTTCATAATGATTTACATTCGAGTAATGTTATGTTTAAAAAAACACTTCTTAAATATTTGTATTTTCAAGTAAATAATCAATATTATCGTATCCCAACCTATGGTAAAATTACAAAAATAATTGATTTTGCTCGTGGCACTTTTAAATTAGGTGATAGATGGGTATTTAGCGACCAATTTAAAGAAGATGGCGATGCGTCAGGACAATATGATTATCCAGTTGATGGTAGTTTAAAAAATTGCGAACATAAACCTAATCCCAGTTTTGATTTAGTCAGGCTTGGAACAACAGTAATACAAAGATTAGAAGATGCTCCTAAAGTTCGTGAATTTGTAGAACAAATCACATTAGATGATTTTGAAAATAGTCTATGTTATGATGAAGATACATTTGAATTATATGTTGATATTGCTCATCATTGTCATAATGCTATACCCATTGAAGTAATGATGAGAAAAGAATTTAAACTGTTTAAAATTAATAAGCAAAATATTCCAAAAGGACAATATGTTTTTAAGTATTAGAATGATTATTATTTGTTTAGTTTAATTATTTTATTTAGTTTTATTTTAATTATTTTATTTAGTTTTATTTTATTTAGTTTTATTTTAATTATTTAATAAATTATGAAAAAGTATGAAAAAGTATGAAAAATTATGAAAAAATAAATTTAAGTATTTAAAATTTGAGTATTTAAATTAAATTGGCAAAAAAATTAAAAAGATAATAAAAAATTAGGATACTACGGAAATAGTTGGGAACGATCCAACGACCTAACGGTTAACAGCCGTTCGCTCTACCACTGAGCTATATCTCCATATTATATATATAACAATTTCTTTAAATTGAAATAATTGTAATTTAATTAAACTAAAATAATTATAAAAAGCAAAAAAAATAAAATTAAAAATCGTAAAAACAAATTAAATACTAAAAATTAAATTAAACACAAGTTAATTCATAGACACTTCCATATGTGCGGGTTTCCAATATTCAAATGTATTACCAATTGGTCTTTTAATAATCAAAGGTATTTTACGTTGTCTTAATTCTTCTTCAGCAATAGAAATAACACTTTGTCCAGGACTTATTTTAATATTAGGTGTTGCTCCACATTCAATTTGTGTTGCTCTTTTACCAATTAATAATGCCATTTCATATTTTGTAATACGTGGATTTGTTTTATTTTTAGTATAATCATAATTCATCATTACATTTCTAACATCTAAATCATCTTCATCAAACATATCAACTGTATTATTTGTTTGTTTTGCTTCTTCAATTTTAGGTTTAGTAGCAGTAGCAGGTGTTGAAGCAATAGATTGTGATTTTTTTACGTCAGGCTCTTTTTTCTTCACTTCAGGCTCTTTTTTCTTCACTTCAGGTTCTTTCTTCTTCACTTCAGGTTCTTTCTTCTTCACTTCAGGCTCTTTCTTTTCAATAATAGGTTCTTTTATACTTTTAGAAGGCTTAATTATAGAGATAGTTTGTTTATCTTTAGTATTATCTTTTTCACTATCATCTTCTTTTTTATCTTCTTCCACTGGCTTTTCTTCTTCCACTGGCTTTTCTTCTTTTGAATTAAGTTTTTCAACCTTAATAATATTTTTATTATCTTGAGGTTTATCTATTTTAGATTGTATTTTAATTTTTTTAGGAGGCATTTTTAAATTATAAAAGTTTAAACTGATAAATCTATAAATTAGTTATTAATTCTATATAAAATATTAATATAATAATTATTATTTTATTTTATATTATATATATTATTTTTATATTAATTAAATCATATGATATTAATTAAATAGTATGATATTTAAAAATCAATTTTAATTTATAGTAAAAATAAACTCTATCAAATAATTTAATATATACTAGATAATAAGTTAATTACTGGAGTTTCAAAAAAAAATACAAGAAAACCCATAACACATCCAAGAATACCTCCAATAATAACTTGTTGTATAGTATGACATCCTTCTATATAAACTCTACTATATGAAATATAAGTTGCAATTCCTAATATAATTATACAAGAAAGTATTATCCATATATAACCAATTATTGTTATTGGTTTATTCTCTTTATCATTATTATACCAGTTTTTAATTATTTTTAAAATAAAATAAATTGCAACAGACCAGGCAATTTGACTATGTCCGCTAGGCATTCCATACGTTGTAGAAAGGAGACCATCTAAATATGTTCCACAACTTGTAGCATTTTCTGGTCTTTTACCAATACCTAAAAGTGGTATAGTTTCTATATTAAATAATGAATAAATAGATTTACTTATATATTTTAATAAAATATTACTAATAACAATAATATTAAATGTAATAAATAAATATAAAGAAGAATAAGATGGTTGTATTATACAATATAATAATAAAGCATAAAAATATAGTATTGGAGAAGACCTTGCTAGTGTAGGATTTAATTTATAACGTTTTTCTGTATTCATTTTAATTATATTAATACTAATAAACTTAAAATAATAATATAAACTTAAAATAATAATATTATTATATTATAATTATATTAATATATAGTAATATTATTCTAATTTATACTTATAATTATAATGAAAACAATGTATAAAAATGAAACATTAGTAATATTATGTTATATGATAGTATTAATAATACTTTATTGTATTTATTTAGTATATCATTATTATGTTAGTAATAAAAATAGTAATAATAAAAAGAATAAAATAAAAAAAGAGTATTTTAACAATAATAGTAAAAGAAGTAAAATGATGAAAATATATAAAAATAGTAATATATTAGACCCTGATGAAGACCCAGATGATGAAGGTGATGACCCTGATAGTAGTTATGGTAGAGACCCTGATTCACAGTATTTAATTTAAACACTTATGTTTTATTAGTAGATGTTTTATTAGTAGATTTTTTACCTTTGCTTTTACCTTTACTTTTATCTTTGATAAATTTATCAAGTATTTTAATACATTCAGAACCTGGTGTATGTAATTTTTGTTTAATTTTATTTTCTAATTGTTCTACTGTTAATTTATTATTTTTTTCAAACATACAATGACATAATTTTTTAGCAATAGTTTTATCAAGTTGTATATTATTATATTTTTTATTTTTTACTTTATTAATACATAATTTACTTATATTTTCATTTAAGTCAGTTAAATTATAAAGTTCTCCAATAGTGGTATCACTTTTTATAGTTTTAATACTAGATAAAGTTGATAATGATTTTTGACTTTTTAAATCTGATAAAGTCTTAATGCTAGATTGTGATTTACTTAAACTTTTCGATTGTGATTTACTTAAACTTTTCGATTGTGATTTACTTAAACTTTTCGATTGTGATTTACTTAAACTTTTCGATTGTGGTTTATTTTTTTTAAGAGTTGTGTTATGATGTCTAGATTTTTTAGTTTTGGTATGCACTTTACTTTTGTTATGTGCTTTAGTTTTGTTATGTGCTTTACTTTGTTTAGATTTTTTACTAACAACCATTATTAAATATAATTTATAATATTAAATATAACATAGAAAATATATTATATAAATTAAATACTTTTTATTTAAATTATAAATAATCTAAAATAGTCTAAATATAAATAGGTAATTAGTCTAGATATAAATAGTTAATTAGTCTAGATACAAATAGTTAATTATTCTAGATACAANTAAATACATATTCCCAATAATAGTATAATATAGATTACAAAATAAAATAAATAATTCATATCTCCATATATTTTTTCATTACTTTCATAATAATAATAAAGTATTGCTATTAATAAACTTTTAAAATAGGTTCCCATAAAATTAGGTCTAAAATATTTTACTAAATTGTCTTTATTAAATACATAAAATANCCATAGAATAGGTAAAAAATGCCATAGTAATATAAATATTACAAAAATACATTTATAACTATCTCTATCTAGTTTATTTGGTAATACTTGTTCTAATAATCCTTTCATTAATTCATCTAAATCTGTCATCATCATATATGTAATTATAATAGAATTTGTAATAACTAATGGAGCAACAATAAATAATAATTCATACGCATTCATATAATAAGCAACAAAACTTAATATAATTGATAAATTAGAAATATAACGAAAGGATAACATTGACTTTATCCAGAAAGAAAATGGTAAAACATCATTGTTTGTATTCATCTTAGTTCTATTTTTCTCTATAGTTTAATTTATTAATAATAATATTATAAATTTAATTTATTAATAATAATATTATAAATTTAATTTATTAATAATAATATTATAAATTTAATTTATTAA